CCGCGCTGCTGGATGAAAATCGTTTTTCCTATAGCTTGAATGCCCTCTGCTACGACTATCTGGGCAAAACTAAATCAGAAAAAGACTTGGTCGCTGCTGCCCGTGAGTTTTCTTTGGATCCGAAAAGTCAAATGTATATGCTTCCTAGTATGTATGTGGGTCCTTACGCGGAGGTCGATGCGGAGATCACCTTAGAATTGTGGACGCATTTAAAAGTGCTGTTAAAGAAAGAAGATCTCATGGAAGTTTGGGAGCTTGAAACAGCGTTGCTGCCCTGCTTTGTCGCCATGACCATGAACGGTATAAAAGTTGACCTGGATCGCGCCGAAAGGACCAAACAAGAGCTTATAAAGCGCGAAAAAGCGACTCTTAAAAAAATACATGACCTGTCTGGAATAAAAGTAGAGATTTGGGCGGCAAATAGCATTGCTGCGGCCTTTGATAAGGCGGGTCTAAGCTACCCGAAAACACCGAAAGGGGCACCTAGCTTTAAAAAGAATTTTCTTAATGAACACCCCTCTGAACTTGCAAAGCTGATTGTAGAGGCAAGAGATCTTAATAAAATTTCGTGTACGTTTATCGATTCAATCTTGCGGTATGTCCATAAAGGCCGTGTACACAGTCACATCAATCAGGTGAGATCCGATCAAGGCGGTACGGTATCAGGGCGCATCAGCGCGAATAACCCTAACCTTCAACAAATTCCTGCACGGCATCCCGAATTAGGGCCCATGATACGCAGTTTGTTCCTGCCTGATAAAAAATACTTCTGTAGCATCGATTTCTCGCAACAAGAACCAAGGATCTTAACCCACTATGCACAGATCTACGGTGAGTTCACAGGCGAAGAGCTTCCTGGAGCTAAGGAATTTGTCGAAGAGTATCGAAACAACCCTAATGCGGATTTTCATAGCTTAGTTAGCGAGATGGCGTCCATCTCTAGGAAAGCGGCCAAAACACTGAATTTGGGCCTCATGTACGGAATGGGGGTAGGGAAGATGTGCGTTGAATTGGACATGGAGGAGTCTGAAGCCAAGGCCCTAATTGAGCAGTACCATAGTCGCGTTCCTTTTGTTAAAATGCTGACTAAAGGCGTGCAAAAAAGGTTGGACGACCCACGATCAAGCGGTAGTATACGCTCACTCAAAGGTCGTAAATGTCGTTTCGAGTTGTGGGAACCGGCCACGTTTGAAATGAATAAAGCGTTGCCGCGTACAGAAGCCATTGCCGAATATGGCCCGACCACGCGCTTAAAACGCAGCTTTACATACCGCGCTGCTAATCGGTTAATACAGGCGTCGGCTGCTGATCAAATCAAGGCCGCTACATTAGCGGTGTATAAAGCAGGTTATACGCCGATCTTACAAGTGCATGATGAGCTTGCTTTTTCGGTAGATTCGTTAGAAGAGGCTAAAATGCTTCGAGATTTAATGATTCACGCTGTCGAGTTGGTTGTCCCGTCTAAATGCGACATAGAGATGGGCCCAAGCTGGGGCGAAGCAAAAGAGGTGAAGTAATGCTGAACAAAACCCTTCTCAAATTGGCCTGTGATTACAGCCTTCAGGCGTACAAAGAAGAGATCCCTAACGCAATAAAAATCGAATCGAAGTTTACTTCGACCACGGCTTTTTTTATCGAGGGAGATGGTACTTTACCTGATATTCTTTGTTTTCGAGGCACCGCAGAAAAGTTAGATTGGGTGACTGACGCCATGGTTTTTCCCGTGCCTTACGCCGGTAGGCTCTGCCACGGCGGCTTTGTAGCTTCTCACGCGTCTGTTTGGGGTAAGATTAAAAAGCTTATACGCATGGATCAGCCCACTTTAATTTGTGGTCACAGCTTAGGCGGGGGGCTTGCTGAATTAACCGCCGCCAAATTGCATAAGAAGCACGACGCACTGTCCCTTTGTACTTTTGGCAAGCCGAATACCTTTTTTAAAGGGTTTAAACGGCCCATGAAGCTTTTAGATCAAATTTCTTGCGTGTCGGGCAGCGATATTGTTGCCCGTATCCCACGGTATTGTTACGGCCCTAGCGTGTCCCAAACGATTTTGTATCACGCCAATAACAACAAGGACTATATAGATCCAACCAAAGACCTTAAAAGAAAAGATTTTTTGGCAGGAAAGACCGAAATGTTTTCTGATCATTTTATGAAAGAATATAAATCAAGACTAACCCGTTATTTGAGCACATCAAAGAAAAAGAAGGGGAAGAAAAATGCGATTATTGATAACACTTAGTGCAATTGTTATGTTGTCGGGCTGTACTTCAATGCAACAGGTCATGGACAACAAGGATTTATACTGCAACCAGCTTTACAAGGGCATGAGAGCTGTCGGTCGTTCTGCCCTGTCCGCTACCACTGGAGTGGTTGTCAGAGACGTTTGCGATACCATCGATGGCATCATAGCCGAGGAGCAGATGCCTTCCGATAAGGTAGGCGCGTGATGAAATTAGGGGGCTTGCTCAAGTCTCTAGCCCCTAACATAGCTTCGGCGGCGGGTGGGCCGCTGGCCGGTATGGCTGTTAAAATGGTGGCATCAAAGTTAAGCTTGCCCGAATCCACTACAGCTAACGAAATTGAGGACTTAATCGAAAGAGAACCAGACAAAGCCGTTCTCGTTAAGCAAGCCGATGAGGACTTTAAGCTCAAAATTAGAGAGATGGAAATCGACCTTGAGTCGTTTAAGACTGAGGTTGAAGATCGTAAAGACGCAAGAGCCGCCTTTTCTACAGACCTAACCCCTAAACTTTTCTCTGTATTGACGCTTCTTCTTTATGGTGCTTTTGTGCTTATGGTCACTATGATGCCGCATGATCAGAATGATGAAACTATCATTTCTCTAGTTTTGGGGCAGCTTTCGGGGATCCTGGGTACGGCAGCGGCGTTTTACTACGGCGGCTCAAATGGAAAAAAATGAAATGTATGATTTAATTGAACAATTAAAACGCCATGAGGGCGTTGTCAAGACCAATGACAGGCACCTAATCTACAAGTGCCCCGCAGGGTTCTATACGTTGGGTATAGGCCGTAACGTGGACGCTAACGGAGGCATTGGACTTTCGGACGAAGAAGTAGAGCATTTGCTCGAGAACGACATTATCCGCACGATTAAAGAACTGACGCGGGAGTATGAGTGGTTTAGGGAGCTTCCTGACGGGGCTCGACGAGATGCGATCATCAATATGCACTTTAACTTGGGCGGCCCAAAGTTTGGTACTTTTCAAAAAGCTATTGGGTACATGGAAAGTGGGCTATACGACCTCGCTGCTACCGAGTTTCTCGACTCTCGATGGGCTAAACAGGTGAAGGGCCGGTCCATCGAGGTTACTAATCAAATTAAAACGGACAAATATGATGTCTGATCCTTACTTATTTAACTGCACAATTGTAAAAATAATTGATGGAGATACCGTCGATGTTGATGTTGACTTGGGGTTTGGCTGCTGGGTTCGTGGCAGTGCTGGTCGTATCCGTCTTTTCGGAGTCGATTGCGAGGAGTCTCGCACTCGAGATTTGGAAGAAAAAAAATTCGGTCTACTTGCAAAAGCGTTTGTTGAGGACTTCTTGCCAATCGGGTCCCAAGCAATCCTAAAAACGCACGAGAAGGGCAAATATGGCCGCTATCTTGGTGACTTTCAGGTAGATGGACTATGGCTATGCGCTAGTCTGCTGGCTCACCACCACGCGGTACCGTACCACGGTCAAAGTAAGCAGGAAATTATTGCCGCACATCTTTTAAACCGCGCAAAAGTTGTAGTCCCCAGCTAAATCCGATACCATTGCATATACCAGGGGGTAAAATATGGACCAAAATAAATGGAAATCGGTAGTGGTGCCCAGAGAGACGTACTACGATATGCGGTTGATTGCAGAAATCGAAGGCCGGACCATTTCTCGGCAGCTTCGCATGATTGTGGAGCAGTGGATGGACGAGCATTTGACCGACAATGACAATGAAAGGCTGGCGACAGCTAAAATTAAGTTAGAGATTGAGGAAGGTAAGCATAACACTAGCTTTTCAATTTGATGCTCGACGTCCTCGAAAAATCCAATCACGGATCGTATCGATGGGGATCTTTAATTCTTTAGCTATCCATTTAATCGACCGCGCTTCGACTTCTCTCAGATGCCGAACGTGATCAACCACTTCTTGTGAATATTTTTTAGCTGCCATACGCATAGTATACCATATTTTAATGTGCATTCAACCTTGACACCACGGACCAAGGACCTTATTATCCATATACCAAAGATAGCTCCTTGGTAATAAAAGCCTCGCAGGGTCCAGCCATCCTTTCCTGATGCCCTGCGGGGTTTTTTCTTGCTTGTAATCCACATAAAACTCATATATATTGCATTTTCTAACAACTATAAGGAGAAAATCATGGGCGATTGGGACGACGACGAAATTATATACGACACGTTACAAAATCGAGAAGACGAGGATCGAGCGTATCTGCAAAAGAAAGAATCCGATCTTCATAAAGACCGCAACGCGGTAACCCGTATTTTAAAAGACAATATTCACGCGACAGCCGACCTGGTCGATGAATTGGTTAAACATATGCACTTGGTTCGACACGGCATGGATTAAGAAAAACCACTATATAGC